GGTGGATTTCTTTCAAGAAATGCAACAATGAGCACCGCTCATCGGATGGGTGGGCCTTGCCCACCTCTTCCGGTGAGTGTGGTCATGCGCGAAGCGCACAATGGTTCATCCACTGAATTTGAAATTTGATTTGAACATGTGTGGATGAAGATTCTGAAGATGAAAAATTGTGATGTGGCCGTGATGAACTCATGGGAAAAGGTTATGCCGATGTGAGCTCAACCTGTGCAAGCCTAAGCCAATAAACAAGCAGGCCTTTGCCTACCAAGACGCAAAAAGGGGCATTCACAGGCCATGCCCGTAAATGCCCGGTCCGATTTATCCGCCGATAAGCCCTATTGGTATCTGGCCACACACTCCTTAAGCTGGTCGTCGCCCTTGATGCGGTCTTTCCAGTATTTGTCCCCCATCCTCATGTCATTCTTAAGCTGGCCGAGGTTGATTGACTGTCTCAGGAGCAGCACGATCTCGTTCCAGGCCTTTCGCGAGACCTTGTCGGGTTGGCCGTTCAGTACCTTGGTGAAGTGCGATCGGCTGTAGCCGGACTTTCGCTGGTAGTGGGCAGCGCCCATGCGCTCGGACTTGTAGAAGGCGAAGTAGGCACGGACCCAGGCGAGGAACTCAAGGTCACCAGCGAGCTTGCTGATGGCCTCACTGCGTGTCTTCGCCTTCAGCCTGATGCGATCCTGGCCGTACAGCTTCAAGAGCTCGGCGAACGCCTCCTGAGTGTCCACGTTTTTTATCTTGGCATAGAGGTTTATTGCGTTGCCAGCCCAGCCGCAGGCATGACATCGGGCAACGCCGTTATCGCTGTATGGCGTGAATGCCGTCTTGCCACAGAGTGGGCAAATATGGTTGCCGCCCTTGGTCATTGGGTCGAGCCCGAGCTCGACAAAAAGGTCTTTAAAATTGATGGATTCGGTCATCACATCCTCCTGTGTCACCTATAGTGAAAACGTGTGAGCGAGGCAGGCAGTCGATCCGCAAGCCTTTCACGTTTCTATTTATATGGGCGGAAAGGATGTTCAGCCGATGATGCTTGAGGCGAAGCCGTAGATGGCGCAGAGGTCCTCGTCAGATGCCGATTCGCTGCTGCTTGTCGGTACTATCTCGACAGGGCTTCACCGAGGATGCCGATTTGACCTCGTGAAGAACGGACGCGTGCCGAAAAACGATTTGGATTTACCTCAAAACGACGAAGGGCTACCAGATAAGTATCTGAGAGCCCGTTCTATTATCTTGAGCGGCTAGTCGTTAAGCAGGACGTCGAGGTCGTCGAATCCCCTTGATTCAGGCTTGGCGGTGGACTCGTCAAAGAAGCCGCCACCGTCCTCAACCTCAAGGTCGCGCCACTTGATCTTGGCGTTGACCTTGTCCTGGAAGACCTCCCTAGCCGCTTCGCGGCTAGGCAGCAGGAAACATCGGCATCCGTTGACCTTCGCCAGGGTGAAGGGGAACAGCCTCTTGAACTCCTGGGTCATCTTCGTCTGGGTGCCGATCTCCGCACGGCTGACGTAGACTCCAAGGTCCTTGGCCTCCTTGAGCCACTTCTTGTAGTGGTCGAAGATGTCGGCCGTCGGGACCGGGGTGTCCCACTTGATCAGCTCGTCGTCATCCTCAGCGTGGAGGAACTCGAACGCCCACCTCTCGAACGCCGACATGTTCTCCAGGATGTCTTCCGTAAGTACGTCCGTGTGCGGCGGGTTGAAGACCAGCTTCCGGTCGACCTTCCACTCCATGAGGTAATGCATGAACGCGGCCACGCCGCCGTTCTCTATCTGGTTCCACAGCGCGCCGAAGTAGGTGGCGTCCCTCATCTTATCGCTGGAGACGCGAATGGCGAAGAACCTACGCTCATCTTTGGTCGCCGGGACCACACGAGCCTCGTTGGAGACGAACGCGAGTCGGTAGTATGTGTACGTATCGTATGCGTTCACGCACTTAGGCTCGGCCGTTTTGGGCTTGTCCGTGATCATGCTCTTCAGGGTTCCCTCGGAGGTTTTGTCTCCGGCCCAGTATGCCTCTTCTGCAACCAGGAGAAGCTTGTAAAGCGTGTGGCTGTTGAACTTGCCGACGAGCTGCTCCTGGTGGGTCATTTTGCTGTACAACGTTCCGAGGATCGGCAACAGGATGCCGTCGAAGACCGTGCTCTTTCCTGCTGCCTTGCCGCCTTTGACCACCAGGGCCACGTTCGGCTTCTCCCAGGGATACTGGAGCATATGGGCAAACCATGTGATCAGGTACGTGAACTGCTCTTCGTTGCCGTTGCACCATATGTCACGGAGGTGGGCTATGATAAGGGAGCAGTCTCCCTTCTCAGGTTCGATCGCGTAGCCCGGCCAAAGGTTGTAGAATCGGCTAGCGTTTTTGTTTTTGAGCCCACGCGGGTCGAAGACAGTGCTGTCCCTGATGCTTCGGTGCAGCCAGCCCAGCCAGAACGAGGCCAGGGGTTTCGGGCGATACACTGGACCGTTCTTAGTGTAATGAAGGACTCTAACCGTTTCCCCGCGGTGCCGGAGACCGAACCCTCTCTCATTGAACGGGTTGTGCACGACGTTGTCCTCGTGGTCGGTCGTCTTTTCCAGGATGCACATGTCCCCTTCGTGTCTTACTACGCAGTAGCGGCGGTTCATCGCGATCAGCAGCGGGATGTCATCCTTGTGGATCACAGCTTCCTTGACGAGTGTCTTGACCAGCTTTTTTTCGCTGATGGTCATGTCAGCTTCTTTCATAAAGCATTCTCTACTTTACACTTCGTTGGTGATTTGCGATCCGGCAACTGGGGTTTCTTGTGCCGAATCGCCGTTCCCTGATTCTGAACGCCATCGCCCGTCAGGGAACGTACATGGTGAAGCTGGTCCAGGGGCGTCCTGGGCAGCTTCGGGTCTTTCCGTTGATCCTATTCAGTTTTCAAAGAACTAGTTTTGAGCACTATTTTTTTCGGTTGCTCTCCCTCCATTTCTGTATAGTGGACTTTTGAGGCCATTAGGTAAACGCACCTTCCCAAAAAAAAGGGGGAAAACTGTGGGGCCGGTGGCCATCGAATACATCCCCCTCGCGATTAAAATTCTCTTGTAACACGGGACCAGGGGGGCGGGGTAAACGTATTCATCAAAAGAAAGTTCAAAAAGTCGGGGGCGTGTGGTCGGGCGTCTTGTCATCAAAAGGCACTATAGCAATCCACCATCCATCATTAAAAGCGCGTCGAGGATTCAGTTGGAAAATGTGCCGAGAGCAAGCTCTCGGCGTGGGCGTGGGGCTCGCTACGCTCGGACGAGCGGGCGTGATTGCTTGATGGGTAAGGTCGATTGTCTTTGGTTTGGGTTGAGTGCTTGGGTGTCTTGGTGAGGCGTGTGGATGGTGGTGCGAATGTGCAAGCAAGGGTGTCGACAAAATATGATTGGAGAGATTTGCTTTTGGCGTGTGGGAGGTTGAGCACATTGGATCGAATGGAAGCGTGAGGTGCCGCGCGAGGGCGCGTAGGGCGCGCGTGTGGATCGGGCACGCGTGTCGAGTGGAATTTCATGGCGACGACGAGTCGTCGCCATGACGCGAGCGTTAGGGGTACTTTGGAAGCTTTTTTCTCCTAGTGGATGGATTGCTTTTCAGAAGAACGATGGCTTTATTTGAAAGTGGTAAAAGTGGATATTGTTGCTTTGCTATTGGAATGGTTGAATGTTTTGGATGAAGGAAGTGGAGTTTGTTGGATGGAGGTGTGGAAGATGTGGAAGGGAGAGCGTGAGGTGCGTGAAAGGGATGAGGGTGGAAACGTGTGTCCACTTTGAGGGGAGGGAGGAGTGAATGATTGTGTATGAATTAGGAGGTAATGGAGAAAGTGGTAGTAGTGGTAGGTATGTATAGAAGGTTGAGATAATTTGAGGATTTGGCGAAAGGAAGTGGTTGTTGATCAATGGCGGAGTGGTTGGAGTGGCATGGGGTATATGAAGAGGCGTGAATCCCTTCCAAATTAGCCTACCTATCGTGGGGAGACGAAAGCAACCATAGCCCCCTTCTTTGCGTTTGGGGTGTACGAAACCCAAAGGGCGAGATAACGACGTCTCCTTGGATCTCAAGCTAAACCAGGGAGATGAGCATGGATCACATGGAGAACGCCCTCAAGATCGTGGAGGCGCAGGCTGGGGTCAGGCCGATGACCGTCGACGAGCTGTGCGAGACCATCGAGAGGCTGACGGAAAGGCTGAAAAGGATCGCCGATGGGTACGCTGAGCCGCCCAGGCAGGAACCGCCTTGCGATCCCAAACGGGCGATCAGGAACAAGTCGATCGTGTGCCTGGAGTGCGGACGGACCTTCAAGACCCTTTCGAAGAAGCACCTTGAGTCTCACGGGCTGACGCCGGACGAGTACCGCGCCAAGTGGGGCTACAGGAAACGGACTCCGCTCTCGTGCCGGGAGACGGCCAAGGCGAGGTCCGATCGGATGAAGGAGATGAAGCTCTGGACGCGGACGGGAAAGGAGTTCGACGACAAGGATAAGCCCACCAAGGGCAAAGCCAAGGACGCCGCAAAGGATGCTTAGATTGGGAGGCCCGCCGTGATCACGGCGGGCCTTCTCGTTTCCTAGGGCCGGGCCTGGGTGCGTCTAATCGTCGCCCGGCATGATTCACCAACTCGCGAAGCAGCCGCGTCCAGGCGGCACAGCAGGAACATTATATATGACGAATAAGACTAATAGCCGGGTCCCCAGAATGCCCCGGCTCCACGAAACCGAGGACACGCCCGCCGACGAGAAGCTGATCTGGGCGCACCTCTTCCTCGGCGACTCCCACTGGTACGCCGCCGAGTTCGACGGCAAGGACACGTTCTTCGGCTATGTGATCCTGAACGGCGACATGATGAACTCGGAGTGGGGATACTTCTCGCTGGCGGAGCTGACTGAGCTCAGGGTGGGGCCGTTCGTGGTCTGCGTCGAGGACGGGTGGCGGGTGCGAGAGTTCAAGGAGGTCATGTCGGAACGACACGCAGAGGGAGATGGAGTGGCTGACGGGTTTCGGCGGCACGAGTCTAAGATGCCTAGGATCGGCGAGACCGATGGCGTCCCCTTCGAGGATAAGGAGATATGGCTGCACTTCTTCCGGCTGGGCTCGGGCTCTCACTGGATGGCGGCAGAGTCCAACGGCAGGGGGCTGTATTTCGGCTGCGTCGTCCTGGACGGCGACTTTGACAACGTCGAGTGGGGATACTTCACGATTGACGGGATGGGGATTGCGCCGGGGCTGATGGTCCTGTGTCGGGAGACGGTGAAGCGGTTCGAAGATGTGATTGCGGAGGTGAGTGAAGGTTAAGGTGGTTAAAATAAGTATTGTGTCCCCAGATTTCATAAAGGGAAGTGAAGGTGATAGGCGACCAACTCGGCCTGCTCCGTGATGGTTGATCAAAATGCAGGGCAGAAGGGTCTTCAGATTATTCTATCTGGGTACTAATTTGAAACCAGAATCTTTGATCCTTCTGTAGCGCATATTTCGCTTGAGAATATCTACCAGCTTAGAGTGCAGCATTTTTTTGAATTCGTCGCAAACTAAATTGTGATGCGGATCCTCCGTGTTTTTGCCTATAATTTGATCTAGGATGTAAAGAACTCTGCATGCTTCAACGAAATAGCTTTTCACATTTGTGAATGATGCCTGCGCAGTTTGCCCGTGAGCAAATTTATTTCTTAGCGTAACCAAGCTGTTGATTGATGAGCGTATTCTACTTTTTCTTTTGTGATTTTCAATTGTTGCTTCAAGTTTTTTCCCCCAGCGGTCATCAAAACGATTAGCTAAGTTTTTTATCTTATAGAGGCTAGGGTTCATTGAGCTACCTATTACGCTGTCCTCAATATAATTCTCAGTACGCTGACAAAGGCTGTGGCCTGCATATCTCGCGAAAAGGGTTTTGTAGGATAACTCAAGAGTGCCACAGCAGCGAATGAGGATGTATTTAGTTAAGTAGTTTCTTTGTTTGTCAAAGACATCAAGGGCGTTAACAGCCTTCTCTACATCTTTGACCTCATCCCAGCATTCAATGAGATAGTTTTTAACCTCTAGGTTATGCATTTTTATCGTAGAGATAGCGGTAGGCTAAATTGATACGGCCATGGATATGTTCAACTCTAGTTGTTTCGATACTGATGTATTGCTCATAGTCTGGGTCACCAAGAAGTCTGTCTCGACGGTTCAGCATGTCAATTCTGTTTGTATTAAGGACATCGTTCTTAATTGCTTGTTTCGTGGCTATCGAAATAGAATCAAAAAGAGTTGGGACGAATCTCTTTTTTGGGCCTTCGTCGATTTCATCTGACAACACCCTTCTGAATGCATATTCTCCGAAAATGTTGTTTAAATACTGGGTAACCGCTCCAAATTCCTCTTCCTTATTGTCGAGATATCCTTCTGAGCTCTTGGCCATTTTGCCCATAAAGAGATTTAGATGTTTTTTCAGGGAGATTCTTCCTGTTTCCATTCTCCAGACTTCAGGGTCTTGGAGTGCAAAGTACCTGAGTATTAATTCTACATCAGTCATTCGCTTGTCAGGGGCTTCAGTCCCATATAGGTCTCGCCAGTCTGTGTCCTCTTCATTGATGGACAGTAAAAACTTGTTATAAACCCCCTGGTATACACAGTTTCTTATTTCTTGGGCAGTAAGGGACCTTCCACTAGTGTTAATTCTTTCAAATACTTGAAAAAGACTTGTGTCGTCGTCGTTGGGGTGGGACTGTTCAAATATGATTGCATGAATCAATGAAGACCGGATTTTTCTTTGGTATTCAGACTCCAGTTCTGTGAAGGCTTTGCCTTGCCATCTTGGATTGATTTTTTGTGATCTGGAGAGTTTGAACACTTTGCCGTCTTCTCTCCAAATTCCTTCCTTTACATAGTCGTATACGGTCATGATCCTTTGATATCCATCAACGATGATTTTTTTGGAATCCTTGGTGTTTGCCAAGAAGACGCTTGGAACAGGGAGGCCAAGTAGTAGAGAATCGATAAAGCGACTTGCCTCCACTTTATCCCAGACGTAATGTCGCTGCATTTCGGGCTTAACGAGCTCATCCTCTTCGTACATCGTTATGATTTCTCTAAACGACATGTCAGAACCCCACGATTTGATTTTGTACAAATCATCATCGACGTAATCATCGTGGGTTTCGCTATCAATCTCTTCTATTATGTTGTCGTCTTGGATCATGTTTTTCCCTTCCTGTTCCTGGTGCCTTGAATGACTATATCGAATTAGCGACATCTGTATCGTATTTTCATAATCATTCCAAGAGTGGGACTTGGTAGCCCCCCCCATAAAGCCTCAGAATGACTACATCGACCGGAAATCTGGGGACACAATACTGTTTTATCCAAAATCTGCAAAACCTGGGGATACAATAATGTTTTATTCAAGCCCCCACGGTATACACCCCGGCCACCCCAGGATCTCTCCTTGCACTTAAATGTATACCAGCCTGTATACCAGAGCACAAAAAAAGCACTTACGACTTGTCGTAAGTGCTTAATTTCATTGGAGCCAGAGATCAGAGTTGAACTGACGACCTACTGATTACGAATAGACAGATAATCCCCGTGAAACGGGGCTTCCCGACCGAAGTGGACCCAAAGTGGACCCATACAGTTCGCAAGCTCTTCTTTGTGCAAGGGGCAAAAAGCCTCAGATGTAAAGATATCCCTGCATATTGCGGGATAGCTCCCCGCAGTGCTGCCTTAAATCGTACCATGTTTTTTAGTGGAGCTGGAGATTGAGTGCTTTTGAAAAAATGCATCAAGGCCCGCCATTCGAGGCTTTAACTGATTTTTAATCAGTTAATCATAGGTCCGGCAACCTGCATTTTGTCGCGGGTTTTTGCAAAGCTCGCAAGCCCTGAGTCCCGAGAGATCATCTACAGCGTCAAAGCCTACGTCCATGGATTGCCAGCCGTCAAACTTGCACAAAAATCGAACGAGAAAGCCCGAAGGCGGGAGCGGAGGAGTGATTTTTAGCAGGTTTGGTTTTGCTCGATAGAAGGGGAGGGGTGTTTATAAAAAAAGGGAACCCAATTGCAATCGGCAATGTTGCAATTTGAAACGACGAAGAGTTCGAATTTTGAAGAGACAAGCACTTATCAATTGATATGGGAACGAGCTAGATTGGCTTTTATTTTACTGAAAGTGGGTTGCAAGGTTGGGTATAGAAGGCTTGCGCCATAATTAGACAAGTGACCAGGGCTATAATATATACTATGTCCATCATCTTGTAGAATGCAATTCCCATCATTTGATAGTTCATGTGTAGGGTCAATAACAGTTACCTTATTGAATTTGTTTGCCAAAAAATAAAATAATCCTTTACTTTTGCTTATAGCATCGATGTGTATAGATAATCTGGAATGTAAATCCTCAATTTTAACGCCACGTCTGACCTGCACTCCGAGCGCTCGTGGGCTAGCCTCTTTTAAGACTGGAACGTTTATCATCAAAATAACTTTAGTCCCTATTGAAGTAAGCCATTCAATTTTTCTTGAAAAAAGATCTTTAGCCTCTTGGTTGTCAAAATAACCTTGCCAATTAGCGACTAAAACAATGTACTCATAGGATTTGTTAACAACTTGCTTTTCAACAGCTTTTAAAAAGTCGATCCTGTCTTGACTGCGCGGTATCGTAAACGGAGCGCTCCCTCCCCGAGAAGCATGTTCAGCGGGGATATCATAATCCAAGCAAAGTTGGTCTACAACTGGCATGATAGCGTCGGCATGGCTATCGCCCCACACTAACACCTTTGGAGGGCGTTGGTCATTTTTTTTGCCCAGACGGCATAGATCCCCTCTACGAATACTCGCAATGCTTTTATCATGACACTCCGATCGTCTGGGGTTTATATCGGAAGCTCCTTTAAATAGCTGAAGCTCACGAGATGAAAATCGTGTGGGAAAACCGCTATAAGCAATAACAGAAGCCCCAAGCGCTATTAGAATTAAGCTACATGTTAAAAAGGTGAAATAGACCCTTTTACGAGTTTGTAAGACCCTCTTTCTTCTAATGGGCTCTTCAATATATCTCCATGAAAGATGCGAAGCGACAACAAGAATGATGATCTGCAATACTATGTGTTTTTTTGAAAAGCTATTTTGTGGAAGGATTAGGTATTGGGAAAAAGCAATTATTGGCCAATGGAAGAGGTACATTGGATATGAGATCTTGCCTAACCATACCAATAAATTCCAATTTAACGGATTATAGGAGCCCCTGAGGTCAGATGCGATAACGCAGCAAGCACCGAGAACTGGGAAGAGTGCCCTGAAGCCTGGAAATGGCGTTTGGGAGGTTATTGCAATATTGCCTGATAAAATGAGCCCAATACCTGTGATCAGAAGTATCCCTTTAACCCTTTTTGATTTGATGGCCGGTCGTTTTAGGGCAAGTATTGCTCCAGCACATAGTTGCCACGCTCTGAATGGAGTAAGGTAAAATGCTGCATCTTGTGCTTTTAGTGGAAAGAGTCCAGAGTCTACGAAAAGAATATTTAATATTAAGGACGATGCAGCAAAAAAGAAAAGACCAAAAATTAAGGTTTTTCTTGCCATAATCCAAAGAAAAACCATTGCAAGAGGGAAAAATAGGTAAAACTGCTCTTCAACACCGAGAGACCATGTATGAAGAAGTGGTTGAGAAATCGGTTCTGCTTGAAAGTATCCAGACCCGTAATAGAAAAATATATTTGGAACCATAAATGCAATACTAATAATGCTTTTCCCAAAACGAATGAAATCTGAAGGCATGCTTATGCAATATGCTGCGATAAAGGAAAAGCTACTCATGATGAATAGCGGTGGAGTAATTCGGCGAATGCGACGCTCATAAAAATTCATTAATGAAAAAGAGCCACTTGCAACTTCGTTTTGAATGATGCCTGTTATGAGGAATCCAGAAATTACAAAAAAAACATCTACTCCAATGAATCCGCCGCTAAATCCATGGATGTTATAATGGTAGAAAATAACAAGAAGCACAGAGAGGGCTCTGAGTCCGTCAACGTCCGGTCGATAGTTGATTTTTGTGCTTTGCTCTTCTCTTTTCGAAATAAATTTTACTTTAGAAGGTATGAAAGAGATGGCGATGAGGTATAAACACATTAAAGATATTCCGAAATGCCATGTGCGCTCTATCCCAAACCACATGTAAATTGGGTCGTTGACACCATCAACTCCGCCAAGTTTACTCACTATTGCGTAGAGGCTTGGTAGCAGGGAGAGAAAAATGAAGACTAGGGTTTTAGATGTGCGCATTCTTACTATATTTGGGGTTAAAGATGGTTATGGTGCCTCCCATCGCCAATGTGATCAAATGGAGCAGGGCTGCTTTATTCGAGTCTGAACGAATGAGGGGTTATATCATTTCATTTGAGTCTTTAATGGTAGGTCAGATGCGCAACATACGGAAGTAAGATCAAACCCCACCGACGATGTCTCGGTCGTGAATAACTAGCAACTGACCAATCCGTAACATTCTCTTTGCGCGTGACATTTCACGGGACTGACTTTTAACGCAGCAGGTGTCTTGCTATGAATTCATAGGCTAATATCTGTGGGCTTCATTGCATAATTAGTCGCATTATACGTACTCACAGACGCACAAAATTTTTCGTGAAAGTAGAGTTTAACTATTTTTTTTTCAAGCTACTTATTACCCACTAATCCCCCTCACCCCATCCCGTAACCGACCAACCTCCACCGAATGCCCCTGCACCTCCCCTTGCACGTCGGGCACCGGAGTGCTGCCGTGCACATGCCCGGCCAGATCGGCCAGGGCGCAGCGCACTTCGTCCATGAAGGCGATGATGGTCGGCAGGAGGCTCACGCCCGTCCCGGCCTGCCCGATGCGCACGGTGTCGGCCACGAGGTTGATATGGCCGGCCTCCACGACCTTTACCGTGGCCACGGTCTCGCGCGACTCGCCGCCCACGTCGGCAGTGTGGTCGCCACCCGTTGACTCCACGCGATCCTCGCCCACGTCGTCGCTGCGCGTGCCGTGGATCCGCTCGGCCATGTTGCCGCGCACCTCGCTGTCCATGTTCCTGCCGGCCACTTCCAGCCGGTCGCGTCCCACGCTCAAACGCCGATCGCGGCCGGTGGTCAGGTTCAGGTTGTCCGCAGCGGAAAGATTGCCCACGCCGCCGGAAAGCAGCTTCAGCGCCCCCAGCGCCTCGACGGCCTTGACCCCGCCGACTTCTTCGGTGCTGTGCTGCTCGATGCGCCGCAGCTCGTCCGCGAATTCCTCCAGATTCTGAGCGGCCCGCGCCACCCGGTACAGGCTGTCGTCCGTGATGGCCATGTCGGTCTGGCGCACCCAGTTGCCGTCCGGATCCGCGTCCTGCAGCACGGCCGCGGACTGCTGCCAGCGCAGCTGCCCGGGCTGCACGTCCGGCAGGCTCTGCCCCAGCGGATACACCTGCCGCACCACCGGATGATCCGGCCGCCCGTAGGCAAAGCCGATCACCACCAGGCACCCCGGCTCCGGAAAGCCATAAAGCCCGGCCTCCATGCCGCCGGCCACGGTCGGCAGGGGCACGGCCTCGTAAACGGGGAACGCCTCGTCCCGCTCGCCCTCCGGCGTGAGAATCTCCAGATCCACGGCATACCGCGGCCGGAAGCGCTCGGACGAGCTGCCAAGCTCCGGCGCGTCGGACACGTCCAGCACCCGCGCGAACCGGTCCAGATGCAGGCCGCCTGTCAGTTCGGGGAAAATCCTGCGGACTATCCGTTCAATCGCTTTTCGCATCGCGTCAGCATCTCCTGTCCGGTCAGTTGAACGTGCGTGAGGTAGGCGCCGTTGAGCAACACCCCGGGCCGCAGCTGCGGCAGCACCGGCCCGCGCTTGCCGCCGTCCGCCGTCACCTTGGAAAACCACTTGTCGGTGAGCGTCACCGGCCGCGAGGCCCAGCGCGAGTCCTGCCACGAGCCGACGAACACCGAGCCGTCCCCCTGCTGCTGCCAGATGTAGTCCGGAATGCCGAAAACCTCACCGAGCGAGCCGATTCCATGAAATCCGTCGCCCAGCGTGTAAAAATACGGCACCGGACGTGCCGCGTATTCGCGCTCGGGCACCACGAAACGCAGCCCGGTGGAGTCGGTGTACCACTGTAGCACCTCGGGCAGGGTAGGGTGGCGAAGCGCGGCGTGCAGCTGCTGATAGAGCACGCACGTCAGCTCCCGGCAGCGCAGCCGCTGCTGTCCGTTGTCCACGGTGACGCTTTCTCGAACCGCGCCGACGAAAAAGGTTTGATCCCTGTCCTGGGTGGAATAGCCCACGTCAAAGCGCACCAGTCCGGACAGCGGCCCGTCAGCCTGCACCTGAAACACCGCGCGCCCGGGGGAGCGCAGCGAAAGCAGAACATCGTCCGAGACCAGCTTGACGGCCTCGCCGCCAACGTACAGCGTCTTGCGCAGCTTCATCGCAGCACCTCGTCAAGCTGCCGGATGACCTTGGCCAGTCCGGTCAAGGTTTCGGTCGCGGCCTGCGCGGTCTGTGCCGGGCCCTGCTCGGTCTCGGTCCCGCCGCTCGTCTGCTGCACTGCTTCGGGCGTGTCCTCGCGCATCTCCCGCCGCTCCGGATTGGACAGATACTCCCGCAGCGTGAAGGACACGTCCCACGCTCGCAGCCCGTCCTTTTCGGTAAAGGAGATGCGCTCGGCAAAGCGCACCTGCCGGATCCCCGCGGCGTTGGCCGTCTCGTTGGCGATGGTGTAGATGCGCCGCGCGCCCTCGTCCCTGGCTTCGGAAACGCGGATCAGCCGCCGCAGGTCGGCGATGTCCCGAAACAGGATGGACAGCGACACGGTCAGGCTCTTGCCCTTGGTCCCGGCGTCCACCTCGTCGGTGCTGGAGGTCTCGCCGGAAACGTCCTTGGCGCGGATGTCCATGGCTCCACCCACCTTCAGGCCGTAGCCGGGCACGTTGAATTCGTTCAGCCGCATTGTGTGGTTCATAGTCCGAAACACTCCCGGTACAGGGTGATCCTCTCCGTCGGCCCGATCCAGCAGACCGCGGCGGCCAGCTTGTAGCCCTCCACGGTCGGGATCTGCTCCAGCAGCTGCCGCCGAATGCTCCCGGCGTAGCCATCCAGATGCAGCCCCACGGCGCTGCCGCCGGCCAGCCGTTCGGCAAGCCGCGTCCAGCCCCCGGCGTTCTCGGCAAGTTGCTCTCGCTTCTTGGCCACCACTGCGCCCAGCTCGTCCTCGGGGGACGAGTCCCGCGCGTATGCTTCGGCCATGGCCAGCCGCCTGCCGAGGGTGCGCGCCATGTCCTGCGGCGAATCGTGCCGGCGCGGATCCTGATGCCGCCACGTCGGATGCCCCGGCCCCTGCGGCCGCAGAAACTTATCCTGTTCCAGCGTTGCCAGCGCCCGGGCGCGACGCTGCACCATTCGCAGCTCGGATACGGGGAAGACCGCGTTGAACGCCTCCAGCGTCGCGGCAAAGTCATCCATGGCCACGCCGCGCAGCACGAGCAGCACGGCGGCCAACTGTCCGGCGGGCAGGGCGTCCACCGGGTCGGCCATCTTGCCGGCCACGGCCTCCACCGCCTGCTGGGGCGTCATGTACGCATAATCGCCGCGGCGATCGCCGAGCGGATGCAGAAACGGGTGAACGCAGAGTTGCGCGCCCCCGGCCTCCAGCAGCGCGCCCAGCGCCTGCCGCAGATCCGCGGCCCCGGCGGTATCCGTGCTTGCCGTAGGCGGTACATAGCTCCGGGCCACCGCTCCCAGCCGGGAGCCGCATTCGTCCAGATGCGTTCCGCCCCCGGCCAGCGCTCCGTCCAGTGAGGCCGCGACGTTTTGCAGTGTTCCCGGAACGGAACAGGTGATGGGCTGCCACGGCATGGCTTACTCCGCCGCAGGCCGTGCCGGCCACGGCACCGCGTTGACGTCGCCGTCCCACGGGAATCCGGCCAGTGCAGGCAGATCACGCAGGGCCTGCCGGTAGTCGAGCCAGGCCAGGCGCGTGGCATCGTCAGCGTGCGGATAATCAGGCAGTGCCTGAGCGTCGCATGCACGCAGGCGGTTGTCTCGCTCGGCGCGTACAACCCGGCCCATGGCCTCACTGTCCTGCGTCCACGCTGCACCGTCCCAGACATCGAACTGCCCGGACGGCTCCAGATTGGTGTAGCCGTCGGGAACAGCCGAGCCTGCGGCGATGAACCGGTGTCCCTTGGTCGCGGTAGACCAGACCGACACCACGTCGAGGCTGATCCCTATACCTGCCAGTCGGGTGGCGTAGTCTTTCGGGGTTTCGTTGGGGCGCTGTCTGAGAAAAGATCTCGGATACACCTGACCGCCGTTTTGAAACTGGCGTGCCGGGCCTACGGAACCATCAGGAAAGTGAAACATCAAAGCCTCCTAGCAGTATTTGCCGCAGTACAAGTCGCCGTTGTACTCGGGTGAAATGAGCAGGGTTGCAAGCGGATCGACAGCCACCGCACGGGCGTA